TGCTCTCGATCGCGCGGCGGTTGATGCGAAGGAAGCCGGCGGGAACGCCCTCGACTTCCATCAGGCCCGACGCAGGCTCGAACGTGAGCTCGTTCCCGATCGGCTTGAGCACGAACGGCGGGTTGATGTTGTCGCCGCGCGCGGGATAAGCGCCGGCCACGACATCGACGTCATGGCTGACGAGCCGCGTGATTGCGCCCTGCTGCCAGGCGACGTCGTCGTCGACCATGATCATATCGGTGAAGGTGGACTCAAGGAACGTCGTCGCCAGCACATTGCGGGCGCGGGTTACCATCGAATCGCCGCAGCGCATGACGACCGATATCTCCCAACCAAGCGCGGCGCACTCGGCCGCGCTGCCCATCAACGCCATGACGAGCGTGTGGTCGAGCTTGCCTGAATAGCAGGTGACAGCGAACATGACGCGTCGCGACATTTTGCCTCCCGAACTATGCGCGTAAGTATGCGTCTCTCAGAGGTCCGCACTCGCGGTGATGACGCCCGCGCCGCCGGAGCTGATGAGGAACGCCGCGTTGCCCGAGCTGATTGCGACTTGGCCGTGCACCGTGATCGCGTTGGTATTCTGCGTCGTGTTGGCGGCGAACGACGTCACGGGCGTGTAGACGCCGAGCACGCCGGCGCCGAACCCGCCAACCGTCGCGGAAACCGTTGGGGGCGCGCGCATCGGAACCGGCAATGGCAGCGCGAATACGGCTGAATTGGTTGGTCCGGCATAGCCCGCCGCGACGACGGCGCCCGTCGCCGCCTCGTTGAGCTGGTAGTAGTAACGCTGGCACAGCTCCAATTCCGTGCCGACGCGACGATGCTCGAACGCCGTCGGCGACCCCAGTCCGGGTTTGACCACCTCGAGTTGGATACCTTCCATGGTGATCGTCTCGTTGGCGAGCGCCGAGGCTGCGGGCGTGTAGGAGAATAGGACGCCGACTTGCGTCACGCTCGATGGAATCGCGCCGGTGAAATTGTAGCGGGTGAGCGTGCTCGTCAGGGCCTGCGTGGTCGAGACCGCGTTGCCAAAGCCGGTCCAAGTCCCGGCGACCAGCGATGATGCGCTTTGATCCGTGCCTGTGCCGTAGCAGATTTGCACGCCGAGCGCGTTGACGCCCGTCGTCGGGCTCAGCCAACCCGATTGCGCCGAAGCCCAGAAAGACAGCGTCAGGTTCTCGTTCTGACAGCGGACCGAATTGAGCGTTTCGAGCGCTTGGCCGAGATAGACCGTGTTCGACGCGGTGGCGCTGAGCGAGCGACCCCAGACGAAGGATTGGTTGAACGTGGTCTGCGAGGTGCTCGCGGTCTTCGCCATCGTGCCCGAGGAATTTGCGGCGCCCTGCATGAACCAACGATCGGCGGTGTAAGTCAGCGTCCCCGTGATGTTGGAGAACGACGTTCCGCGCTGCCACGGGTTGGTGGTGGCGTCGCCGCCGTCGAGCAGGTTGCGGAAGTTTTCCGGCCCGCTGCTGACCACCATGCCGTAGCCTTGGCTGAGCAGCGCGGAGACGTCCTGCAACTGCACGCCCGTAATGATGCCGAGCGAGTTGGACTGATATGTCGTGCCTGACGGCATGCCGGTGATGACGCCGCCGAGGCCGGAGTTGGCCGGCGCTTGCATTGTGACCATGATGGATTTCCTTTCTTCAGAAGGTAACGTGCGGCGAAACTGCACAACGGCAGCGCGGATGCTGCGTCGGCGCAGAAACGCCGCCTACAAAATTCACGTCGAGGTCCAGCGGGCCTTGGGCTGCATTTTCGTCGCAAATCTCGCACACACGCTCGCCGGGCGCGACCAACCACACTTTGCGAACCTGGACGCCGTTGCCGCGTATCGCCCGATAGCCCGCGAGCGCGCCCTCGCTGTTGGCGTTGGCAATCTCGGTGTTGGCTATCAGCGCCGCACGTGCGGACCCGAAGGCCGGCAAGCCGTCGGCGTCGCCGATGCCTTCGATGTCGCCGGCGATCTGCACCGCTGTTCGGCCGGTCGCCAAGCCTTCCGACACCGCCTTACGCACGGCGTCGCGGGTAGTCTCGTCGACGCCCGACACCAGGTCCGCCACCCGTCTCGTCGCCCATGTCGCGGCGCGCGCGTTGATCTGGTTGAAGATCGTATCCTGCTCGGGTCCGATCTCGCCGCCGATCGCGACGTGCACTTGCGAGTACCCTGCGTTGCCTGAGACCGCGCTGTAGTTGGCGAGCGCCTCTCGCACCGCGTACGCTTCTTCGTCGGTCAGGCTATCGCCCAATGCGTCGAGCGCATCCTCGACGATCCTATTGTCGTCCTCGGCCGAGGAGGCCTTACCCGACTGGATAGCCCGCAAACGCTTTGCGACCCGCGAACTTTGGCGAGAAAGCGCCACCGCCCACGACGAGGCAATCGTTACAGTAGCATCGTTGGTCGTGTTGCGCGGATGCGCCACCGGCGGTAGCAACTTCCCGCCCGAGAAAGGTCGTGGCGGCCTTGCCGACCCCCGGCGGCTTTGCGGGAGGAGCCGGGGGCGGCGTGGTCGCGGCGGCGTGAGCCGCGGAGAGCTGGTCAGGGACGGCGAGCGCCTTCTGCCGGTTGGCTTCGATCGTCTCTGCGATCGGGACGGGCCCGTTGACCGTGTCGACCGTCAGCTCGTCGCCGCCTTCGAGCGCCTCGAGCCCGAGCTGGTCGCGGCCCTCGTTGCGGGTGAGAACGCCTTCCTTAGTAAACCCGGTGATCACCTGCATCTGGATCAGCGGATTGACGTCCGGCTCTTGCTGATATTTGAATTCGAGGTCGTCGTAGCCGAACCCGATGTCCTCTTGGATCAGCGGGTTCATAATCTCTTGGCGGAACCAGTCCAGCGTCGGATGCAGGCCTTCCTCTTCCGAAGCCTCCTGTGCGCTCTCTGCCGTGGCGCGATTGACGGCTCGAATGAACGGCGTCGGCGACACGGAATAGGCAAAGCAGACGATGCGCGTCAGCCACTCGTCGATGTCGGCCTTGAGGCCTTCGCCGTTGGCGTTCTTGATGTCGAATGGCTTCATGCCATCAGGGACGAAACGGATGCGCGACTTGGTGGCTTGGTTGCCGGCCATCAGAGCGTCGAACATCGCTTGCCATTGCGCAAGCTGCTGAGGGTTCCACCCTTCGGGAACCGTCATTATCATTTCCGGCATCGTGCCCTCTTTCCAGAAGAGGGCCTGATACTGCGCGCGCGAGATGCCGGAGATGATCTCGGTGACAATCTGCTCGACGGGCGAATTGCCGCACCAAGCGGGCTTACCGTTCCTGCGGACGTAAACGATTCCGTTCGGCACAGACACGCAGTGCACCGTCCCCTCGTAAGGCGTCGGCTTGATCTTGAAGCCCATGGCCTTCGAATATCGCACTCTCACAGAATAACAGTCTCTGACGTTGCAGAGATTGCCGACAATCCATTGCTTGCCTTTACTCACACGCTTGTAGACGGACGCTGACCATCCGAGTTTTTGCGCCAGCTCCACAAGTTGCCCTGCCATGCGTTCACTGACGGTCGTAACTCTTACGCCGGGCTGGCCGACGCGACCGCGACCGCTGACATTTTTGCGCACAGCGAACGAACCATCACCGAGAACATAATAGTCCCAGAACAATTTGATCTGATGCTTGGGTGCGTTCATGATTTCGTCGGGAATGAACTTCTCGTGCGCAAGCCCGAACTGACGGAAATGCTCGGTCATGCCGCAGCGTGCGAAGACAAAAGCTCGCCCGGTGTGCTGCGCGGGCCCCCCGAGCACTCTTGCCGCAAGCGCAGCATAGGGCGCGAAGCCCTTCGAGGTCTCTTTCTGAGCAATTTCTATCCCGCCAGCGCTCCGAACGTTGCCCTCGGCGAGATACGCGCCCATGAGGGCGCAATAATCGTCACCCGAGAGAGATACCGTCTTCCCTTGCATGCTCGACGCAGGGACAGTTATATTTCTCAAGGACCCAGCATAGACGCGCTCCGCTTCGACGTCTCTCGCCTTGATCTCGAAAACCTTTCGATCGACTTCTTTTCCGCCGAGCCATTCCGATGTCATCGGAATCTTGTTCATCGGATTATGGCCGAGCGCGACAACTTTTGCGGGCAAGATCACTTCCTTGTCGGCTATGCCCTTTGAAGTCGCGCGCTTCTTCCCTCCGTTGGCTCGGTACGGCATGCTGTTCAACAGCATGCGATGCTCGGGCGTGACAAGGATATCGACAGAAGTCGAAGTGAAATGCAGCATCTCGCCGCAATGAGGCTTCGCGATGATTGCGGTCGGCAGCTGCCACTCGAACGCTTTCGTCGCCTGATTACGGGAAGCGACCTCATCTGCGAGAGTAACATCCGAGAATCGTAACCATCCGCGTCGTGTCAGCACCTCCGTATCGGATGAATAGCAATAGCCGTAGATCGGCATCTGTGGCCGCGGGCGCATCGGCGCGTAAATGAGTTCGAGCTCCGTCAGGTTTACTAGAGGCAGGCCTTTGATCAGCTGGCTATAGGCAGGGCTTGGCCAGTCTGGACGCCGGCCAGCGTCATCGATGTACGGCTTTATAGTCCCGCCGTCGATGACCTCGAGCGCGTACGGCTTGCCGTCCATGCGCCGCCAGCCGGTATAGATCGACGTCGCGTCGGTCACGAGCATCTCGTACAACACGAGCCGGCACCAGCGGTCCCACCGGGTTTTGCCATCCGGTTTGGCGAAGAAGGCGTTCAGCTCGTCGATGCGCGAGTTCTTCTTCTTGGGGTTGTCCTTCAACTGGATCGACCACGGCATGCGCATGACCTGATCGATGCGGGTTTGAATGACGGTCGCCAGAATGCCCCATGACTGCGCCATCAGCCGCAAATTCTGCATGAACACGACATGCGCGGGCGCGATGTCGATGTTGTAACCGGAGATGTAGTCCCACTCGCGCGGCGTCGTGATCCACGGCGGCCCGAACGGCTGCACGGGCTGCATCGGCGAATAGATGTTCCGCCCAGGATCGACGTCGGCGATGAAATTCGGCGGCTGCACCGGCCGCGCGATCTGGTATTGCGTCGGGCCGTTCGGCGCCTGCGTCGCGTTCGACATGCCGATGCCGCCACGCTGCGGCGAGCCTGCGCCGGCCGCCGGCGTGAAGACTGAGCCGGGCGTCACCTTGGGCGTCTTGCGAAAGCGCCGGTGTTTCTTGCTCACGGCGGAGCCTGTCCAGCCAACACCTGAGCCGCTCGCTGCGTCGTGATAATCCCTATCGAGGCCACGTAATTGACGCCGCCGATGACTTCGGGATTGCTCAACTGCATGCCACCCGATCCGGTCGCCATGGCGACAAATATCTTGGTTGTCGTGTCATTCGACCCTATCAGCGCCGCCTGCT